CAGCTTGTTGACGCTGGCACACTGTCTAATCTCCCCGGCGGCCTTAAAACGCGGGGGCTACGCATCAAAGGTGACGATACTCCCATACCGCCCGGAGAGTTCCGTGACGTGGATGTGCCCAGTGGCTCCATCCGCGACAACATCATGCCGTTGCCGTACAAAGAACCAAGCCAGACCCTACTGGCGTTGTTGAATCAGATTACTGAAGAAGGTCGTCGTCTCGGGGCTATCTCCGATATGAACATCAGTGATATGAGTGCTAACGCGCCAGTGGGGACCACACTTGCCCTCCTTGAAAGAACGCTCAAACCGATGGCGGCAGTGCAGTCCCGCGTACACTATGCGATGAAGCAAGAGTTCAAGCTTCTTAGGTCCATAATTGCGGAGTATGCGCCAGAGGAGTATACATATGTGCCTGACCGTGGCGAACCGAGGGCTAAAAAAGCCGACTACGCCGTGGTGGATGTTATTCCCGTCAGCGATCCCAACAGCAGCACGATGGCTCAACGCGTGGTTCAATACCAAGCCGTCTTGCAAATGGCGCAGGCCGCCCCTCAAATCTACGATCTTCCGCAGTTACACCGCCAGATGATTGAAGTGCTAGGCATCAAGAATGCGGACAAGCTAGTCCCCACCAAGGACGACATCAAACCGACCGATCCGGTAAGCGAAAATATGGGGGCGCTTACAGGGAAACCCATCAAAGCATTTTTGTACCAAGACCACGACGCTCATATCGCTGCTCACCAATCTTTTATGCAAGACCCACAGGTTGCAGCGTTTATTGGTCAAAATCCTGCGGCTCAACAGGTTATGGCGGCACTGCAAGCACATATTGCCGAGCATATAGCCTTCTCCTACCGCAAACAGATCGAAAGCAAGCTTGGTGTACCTCTGGGCAAACCAAACGAAGAAATGCCGGAAAGGGCAGAAGTATTGCTTTCCCAAGTTATGGCCGAGGCTTCCCAACAAAATACGCAGGCCAAACAGGCGCAGGCGGCAGCCCAGCAAGCTGCTCAGCAAGCACAAGACCCCATTATTCAAATGCAGATGCAAGAGTTGCAGATCAAACAGGCTGAGCAACAACGTAAAGCACAGAAAGATCAAACCGATGCTCTTATTGCGGCTAAAAAGCTACAACTCGATCAGAGTAAGGCGACAACTACCGCCGCCCTTGAAGCTGGCCGTATAGCGACTATGCAAAAACAAGCCGAGGCTAGGAATGATTTGGACGAAGCAAAAGCGCTCCTTGATTTGGCGAAGTCGCAAATGAAAGGTCGGAATAATGGCTAAGCAAGTAAGAGCAAATAATTTTGAGACGCTAAGGGCACACAAGGCCAAGAAGGGCACCAGCATTGGGGCCGGGACAGTTAAACGTAGCAGCATGAGTAAAGCTCAAAAACGTAGCTACAAAACGTATAGGGGGCAGGGTAGATAAGTATGGCTAAAACCGTCTTTGACGTGCTTGAGGAAAAACTCGCTGAACAACAGCGCAGCCAAGAAGAATTTATAAACGGCGGGGGAGCAAAAGACTTCGCTGAATATAAAGAATCGTGTGGAGTGATTCGAGGTCTAACTATCGCACGTAGAGAAATGCAAGACCTTGCAAAAAACTATAGGGATGCTGACGATGAATAGCATAGGTATTACTCCTTCTGGAGTAACAGCAGCGGCTACAGTAAATGTAAATGTAGCTGAAACTGCGCTAGAAAGGCAACGAAGAGAAAAAATAGTTCAAGAAGAACAGGAACAAGCAGCTTTAGAGCAGGCGATCCCTAAACCGACTGGGTACCACATATTGGTAGCGCTGCCAAATGTTGAACAAACTTTTGGTGACAGCCAAATTATTAAGTCAAATCAAACAGTTAGAGACGAATACGTGCTTTCAACTATTGGTTTGGTTTTGGATATGGGGGATCAGGCGTACAACGACAAAGACCGTTTTTCCACTGGGGCTTGGTGTAAACCGGGGGATTACGTGATGTTTAGGGCCAATACTGGAACTCGTTTCAAGATTGGCAAACAAGAGTACCGATTGATGAACGATGATTCGATTCAGGCAATCGTGCCGGACCCGAAAGCGGTCTCTCGCGCATAGGAGATATATTATGGCGATGCAACAGGTAGAGTATTCATTCCCCGAACCGGACAAGAAAGATACAGCCGCTGAAATCGAAGTTGATTTGGGGGAGCAGGAAAATAACGACATCGAAATTGAAGGTGCCGTTGGGCGCGAAAATATTAAAAAACCACAGGAAAAACAAAAGGTTATAAAAGCTGGTGACCTAGAAATAGAAATCGAAGACGACCGACCTCCAGAGGATAGGGGGCATGTAAGAGCAAAAGCTCCAAAAGAAGTTACCGACGAAGAGCTGTCTGAGTACTCCAAAGCGGTACAAAACCGAATAAAGTCCATACAAAAAAGTTATCACGATGAGCGTAGGGACAAAGAAAGGGCGTATCGGGAGCGCGAAGCCCTACAAGCTTATACCAAACAGCTCATGGAGGAAAACGAGAGGCTGAAAGGCGCTGAGACTAGGAGCCATAATGCCTTAATAGAACAAGCTAAAAAGCAGGTCGAGTCTGAGATCGCTGTTGCCCGCCGCCAGTATAAAGACGCCTACGATTCAGGTGATTCTGAAGCTATGATGCAGGCACAAGAAGCTCTCAACAAGGCTCAAATTAGAGCTGATAAAGTAGCTGGATTAAAACCAAAAGCTTTACAAACAAATGAAAAGCCTGTACAACAAGAATCACAAAACCAAGCACCGCAAAAAGTTGAACCTCCTCAGCAGGTTAGAGACGAAAAAGCGGAAGCTTGGCGCGAAGAAAATCCATGGTTTGGTAGTGACGACGAGATGACTGCGTTCGCACTAGGCTACCATAGCAAACTTGTGAAGGAAGGGATTGACCCTACTTCCGATGAGTACTACGAGAAAATTAATTCTCGCATGAAAAAAGTCTTCCCAGATCAGTTTGATTTTGGTGAAGAACCCAGTGAGCCTGTAGAGGCTCCTAGAAAGAAACCTAGTAATGTAGTTGCACCCGCTACGCGGAGCACAGCACCCAAAAAGGTGCGCCTAAAGCAATCCGAGATTGCTATAGCAAGAAAGTTAAATGTTCCGTTGGAACAATACGCCTTACAGGCTGCGAAACTAAGAGGAAACTCAAATGGCTGAGAATAGACTGGCAAGAGAGCTGGAAACACGCGAGAGAACGGCCCGTAAAAAAGGCTGGCAACGTCCCGAGCTGCTTCCTGCTCCGAATCCCGAACCGGGTTATGTGTATCGTTGGATACGCTTGAGCACCCAAGGGCAGCCTGATCCGACCAATGTTTCCTCAAAAATGCGTGAAGGTTGGGAACCCGTACTTGCTACGGCTCACCCCGAGGTTTTCTTGTCCGGAATTGAGAATGAACGGTTCAAGGATAACATCGTGATTGGTGGTCTCATCCTGTGCCGAGCACCGGAGGAGATGGTTGAAGAGCGTAACGCCTATTATCAGGCGCAGGCTCACGGCCAGATGCAAGCGGTAGATAACAACCTGATGCGGGAAAATGACCCGAGGATGCCTATCTTCAACGACAGGAAATCCACGGTAACTTTTGGTAAAGGTTAATTTTTAGGAGCTAACAATGGCTTATCCGACTGTATCTGGCCCTTATGGGTTTGTACCGGTTAAGATGATTAGCGGCACTCCTTATGCTGGTGTTACCCGTATGTATTCTATTGCAAGCGGCTACAACACCAATATTTTTAAGGGCGATGCTGTTACCCTCGTAACCGGAGGCACCGTTGAGCGTGATACTGCTGACGCAGCTATGACGCCGATTGGTATTTTCATGGGTTGTACTTATGCTGATCCGACTACCGGGCAGCAGTTGTACAGCAACTACTGGCCTGCTGGCACTGTTGCTAGTAACGCTCAGGCTTATGTTGTTGACGCTACTGACGTTCTGTTCAAAGTTGCCGTAGTATCTTCTGGTACTACTATTGGTGACCTTGCGCTGACCGACCTTGGCGCTAACGTAGCTGGCGTTAACAATGCTGGTAGCACCGCCACCGGTAATTCCAAGTGTGCGATCTCTGACACCACTGCTACTACCAACACCCTGCCTTTCCGCATTGTTGAGCTGGTGGAAGAGACCAAAAACTCATCCGGTGGATATACTGAAGCCCTCGTGAAGTGGAACGCGGGTCATCAGATGTCTAACACGACCGGCGTATAAGGAGACTGAATCATGGCTATTTCACGCGCCCAACTCCTCAAGGAGCTGCTGCCGGGTCTGAACGCTCTGTTCGGTCTTGAGTACGCAAAATACGGCGAAGAGCATAAAGAAGTTTTTGAAACTGAAACTTCCGACCGTTCTTTTGAAGAAGAAAC